AACCGTTACACCAGTAGTTATGGTGTTATTATCAGGATCCAAAACACTAAAATAAGTGGCTGTTGCTGCATTATTACTACCATGCATATAAAGTTTTCCATTAGGAAACAATCTCATATCATAACCTGAGAAATTGACTGTTGTTAAAGCTGTTACAGTATTGGAATCTGGATCAATCAAAAAAACAATACTTCTGGATCCCGGTCCTGTATATATTTTTCCATTAATTGCCACTGCTCCTTTGTAACAATAATTACCACCAGCAGCATAAACAGGAAAAGTTGCTATGGATGTTATGCTGTTATTGCTCGGATCAATAACCCAAAAATAAGAAGATGAATCAGGAATACCATATATTCTTCCGTTTGGAGCCAAAACAGCACCATTAAAAAATGCAGGTTGATTGGCATTAATCGATGATGTGGAATTTAACGGAAATGTTCCAAAACTTGCTATGGTTGAAGCGTTGGGATCAATTACCTGAACGACTGTGCTATTGTATGGGACTGTATATATTTTTCCGTTTGGAGCCAAAACTGCACCAAGAATTTTAATATTATTAAACGTTCCAACAATTGTTCCAATACTGCTAATGCTATTGTTGCTTGGATCAATTACACGAACTATGCTGTCGGTGTAAGGAATTGCATATATTTTTCCATTAGGAGCCAACACACCCTGTGCTATCCCTGCATTGGTTGTATCAAACGGCATTCCAAAACTTGAAACAGTATTTGTATTTGGATCAATAACAACAACCCATGTATTAGCCCCTCCTGCGTCGGAACCAAAAGCATATATTTTTCTGTTTGGGACAATTGTAAGACTATATGACGTAAATCCACTGGGGACAGATCCAAATCTTTCACCATAAATTGCACTAGCTGGACTTGTATTTGTTGCAGCAACTGCACTCAGATAGTATTGCAACGTGCTCCAATCACTAATATGACCACCGTTCACCCAACTAGGAACATCCAATTCGCTAATGTCTGGCAATCCGCTCACACTAACGTTTCCTGTGCTATTGTTGATACCCAAACGACTAAGAACCTGATTTACCACACGAATTTCCCGTACACCCACACCGCTTGCACTGAATGCTGGGGCAGTGGTTTCACCTGTGCTGGTCAATACATTTCCGGCATTGCCGAAACCGCTCAATCCCAGAAGTGCTAGATTTGTTGCATTACTCATAGGTTTATTTAAATTCCCTTATTAAACATTGGATTTGTACAAACGTTTATATTAAAATTATTATTTAAAGGAAAACGGAGTATAATCGGTTTTATTGCGCCATCTGTTCCTGCGAATATATCTCCATTCGGAAGGGTAACAGCTCCTTCATATTTGGAAACTCCAGTCCATGTGGTTCCAGCAAATGTCAGGAAACTTGACACGGTATCATTACTGGGATCTACCACAATAAAATAACTATTGTTTTGCGGAATCATATATATCTTTCCATTTGGGCTCAATACACCTTTACTATAACCACCATCCCCGAAAGCTCCTCCAGGTAGTGTGCCTATAATTGATATGTTATTGTTATTGGGATCCAACACCCTTACAAGAGTGTTAAAGGAACTTACTGAAGTTCCCAACAAATATATCTTTCCGTTGGGCGCTAAACATGTGTTAAATCCTGGTCTATCATTGATGGTTTGTACCGAATTGTTACTGGTATCAATAATTTTTAAAAGTGTTGTATATGCGTTATGTAGATATATTTTTCCATTTGGAGCAAGAGTTCCTCCATAATGTTTTAAAAGACTTGTGCCTCCTTCCGTAAAGCTTCCTATTGTGGCAAATGTGTTGTTGCTGGGATCATAAACAATGCTCATGGTCTGACCAAAAGGAATATAATATATTTTTCCATTCGGACCTGTTATTGCTCCGACAAATTTTTCAAGAGCTGTTGTGCCAATATTTCCTATGCTGGTCATAGTGTTGCTGCTTGGATCAAAAACCCTGAATATGGTGTTGAATTGTGGTGCCAAATAAATTTTTCCATCAGTTCCTAAACATCCTCCATAATAATCAGCAAGTCCTGAAGTTGTGTAATTGCCGTGATATGTATAAGTGTTGTTTGTCGGATTGTAGACTCCTATTACTCCAGGACCTAATTGATTAGGAACAAGATAAACGTTTCCGTTTGGATGGAGAACACAACCTTGCCAGTTGAATCCTGAATTTACAACAGGAAGGTTATTATCAACATAAACTGCACTGACTGGAATTTTTCTGTTTGAAAATGCTGTTGCACTCAGATAATATTGCAACGTGCTCCATTGACCTATGTGTTGTCCTTTATCCCATCCGGGCACATCCAGTTCACTCAAACTTGGTTGGGCAGATATGGTAACAACTCCTGTTGATTTGTTTACACCAATTCGATTGGGAATCTGTTGTATTCCATTTAATTGCGATACTCTTGCTGAAAGAGGGGACAAATTAGGAATAGTATCGGATCCTGTGCTTGTGAAAGCATCTCCAGCATTTCCCAGATTGTTTCTTGATGCTAAAGAACTTAGATTATATGCCTTACTCATATTGTTAAAATAATATAATATTATTTAACGAAAAACACCTAAATTTATAGGGTATTTAGCTGGGTTTTACAGGCCAAACAATCAAACGAGGATCACTTGCATATGTCTGAGGAATGTCTCGCAGATCCTGCCGATAAGATACCCACGCAGAGTTGTTGCTCAAATCCACATCGCGCATCTGTGTCCAGTCAGCATCTTGCAGCAAAAGGTTTCGTTTGGTTTTCACATCATTCCAGTAAGCTGCCAAACGGGTCGGATCATTGATTAGTTGTACAACTTGAGCTGTTCCAGCTGCAACCTGCTGATTGACATATTGTTCCCATGTAATGCTACCTCCACTAAAAGGATAATAAGGTTGATCTTTGCGCATACGGCAAATCACCGCATCGCCTGTTTCATAATAGCTGCCGTAATCAATGTAAGTTGTCATATATGTTATTTATTAAATTTGTTTGTTAAACATCGGATTGGTACAAACATTTATGTTCCAATTATTGTTTAAATTGAAATACATGACTCCTATTGCTGTAGTATAATAAGGAACAAAAAATGCTTTTCCATTGGGATGCATCACACCTCCTTGAGATTGTAAAGAAGAGAATCCAAATGTATTTCCAATTAATTTTGTAGTGGTATTTGTTTCAGGATCTATACAAACCACAAAACTGTCTTGAGTGGGCGCAGTATATATTTTTCCGTTAGGAGCAAGAAATGCAGTTTGACAATTTACTCCACTTGTTCCACTTCCTATCCAACTTGCTATGGTTGTGGTGGTGTTATCATCTGGATTTATAATTCCGATTGGTCCTGCCGTAACATTTCCACTTGTGCTGGGCACATTATGCGGAATGCAATATAGTTTCCCGTTAGGAGCAAGTACCATTCCTTCGAAATTCATGCTAAAAGCAGGCAATCCAGCATATGAAAATCCTCCAGCAAAACCGTAAGTTGCACCTGTTCCTGCTTCTGGATCAATTACTGCAAACACTGTGCCAAGATAAGGGGCATAATATATTTTTCCATTTGGAGCAAGTTGGCTGCCATTAACGTTAAGGGATGCATTAAAAGCTGGTGCTGCAATACTTGTGGTTGTGTTATTTTCTGGATCAAAAACATTAATAATTCCACTTTTAGGTTCATAAAATTTACCATTTCTGGCCAAGGTAGGATAACCAAAAGTAATTGGTGAAGTGTTTATGGTTTGATTTACAGTATTGGTGCTAGGATCCAGAACAATCAAACGAGTTGTCAAACCAGGCATGTAGAATTTTCCATTGGGTGCCAGCATTGCTCTTGATACACCTCCAGAGTGGAAAAATGTTGTTATGATTCGTTCACCTTCAGGATCAATCACATAACCATGTGTGGTTTGTGTGATATCTGCGGGAAACATGTATATTTTTCCGTTGGGATGCACTTGCATTGAGACGCTATATCCCCTTGTTGTTCCAAAAAGGCGCATGCTCACAGCACTGGCTGAAATGTTTCTGTTGCTATATGCAGTAGCACTCAGATAAGCCATAAAAGTATTTGAATCACTGATATGTCTTCCTGTTATCCAATCTCCT